CCATCGAGGGAACGGATGCCAGGGGGAATGCGCGAACCTGGCTCGTCCGCTTGTGGAACTACGCGAGCGGCAGCCCGACCGATGCGCAAGTGAAGCTCGACTTCGATGTGCTGGATGCCGGGTTTGCACTTCCCGCGGACGCGGACCGCGTCTTCCCGAGCAGCATCGACCGCATGTTCGTCAGCCTCGTTGCGCCGGACTATGCCGAGGGTTCGCAGGAGTTTTTCGCGCAACCCGTGCAGGGCAGCGTCACCATTTCCAACATCGCATGCGACGGCTCCGGGAGCGTGCTCGCGATCAACGACGCGGTGGTCCCCGAGCATCAACTCCGCATCGCAACCGCATACGACGACCTCTACAATGTGCCGCCGGAGCGGATCGTCGATGCGGTCGAGCGGCTCGGGTATCGCGGTGTCATCAGCCACTACATTGGCATGAGCCACTATTTCGCCCTGACCGGCGAGGGAGACCTGGACCCGCTTCGAACGCTGAACAGCGCGGCAGTGGCTTGGCACCGGGACTACGCGCGGGCCGCGAAGGCGCGGGGCTACCAGCTGATCTGGTCCCTTTCCTACGAGATACTGGACATGTTCTGCCCGGAGGCGTGGAAGCAACGAGCATTCGACGGGACCGCTGCACTCACCGGCTGGGACCCGCCGTCCACGCTCGTGTCCCCAGCAAACATCGAGGCGATGGGGTTCCTGCAGAATGTCGCGACAGAGCTCGTCGGCATGTCGCAGGAAGCCGGTCTGCAACCGCAGGTGCAGATCGGTGAGCCCTGGTGGTGGGTTCAGGCGGACGGCGCGATTTGTCTGTACGACGATGCCGCCAAGGCGGCGGTCGGCGGCAGTCCTGTCGAAATTCCCAATGTGCGATCGCAACTTACAACTGCCCAGTTGCAATTGCTCGATGAGGCAGGCGTGGTGCTTGCTACATCGACGACGTCGATCGCCGCTGCCGTCAAGTCGGCCGATGCGAGCGCGAAGACGCTACTGCTGACGTACCTGCCGACCGTGCTCGATCCCTCCGCGCCTCAGTTGAGGCGGGCGAACATGCCGGTCGGCTGGGCTCGGCCGGCCTTCGATGTCCTGCAGATCGAGGATTATGAGTGGGTGACGAGCGGCCGCTCCGATCTGCGCGAGGCCGCGTATGCGGAGGTCGAGCAGCGCCTCGGCTACGCGCGTTCCGATCAGCATTATTTTGCTGGCTTTGTCGCCGACGCGGCCGGCCGGCCGCAGTGGCGGAGCATCGTCGATGCCGCGCTGGAGAGCGAGGAGCGAGGCTGCGCGAACACATTCATCTGGGCGCTTCCGCAGGTGCTGCGCGACGGCGTGACATTGTTTGGAGAGGAGCAGCCGGTGACGCCATTCGAGGACGTCCAGTTTCCCATCGAGATCGGGCAGGATGCCAGCGTCGCGCCCAGCTTCTCGACCAACATCGTGACCAGCGCGAGCGGATACGAGGCACGCAATGCTAATTGGGCGCAGGCGCGGCTCAGGTTCGATGCGGGGCCGGGAGTCCGCGGCGAAGGTGAACTGGAGACGCTTCTCGCATTCTTCCGCGCGCGCCGTGGACCGGCGGTGGCATTCCGCTTCCGCGACGCGTTCGACAACAGCTCGAACGGAATGACGGGGGCGCCGACGCCGACTGATCAGACAATCGGTTCGGGCGACGGCGCGGTAGCGAACTTTCCGCTGACCAAAGATTACGGTGGGGGCGAGCAACGGCGCATCACACGCCCGATCAGCGGAAGCGTGCGCGTCGCGGTGAATGGTTCGGAAGTGACCACCGGATGGATGCTTCAGGACAAAGGCATTGTGCAGTTCGACAGCGCACCGCCTGCAGGAGCGGCGATTACGGCAGGTTTCCTGTTTGACGTCCCGGTGCGCTTCGCGAACGATCAGATCGAAGTGAATCGGTCTACTTTCCTGGCAGGCGAAGCACCGTCCGTTCCACTGCTCGAAGTGCGCGAGGACTGAGATGGGCATCGCTGATGGCGAGGTGACCAGCATGGCATTGTGCTGGCGGCTTGAGCGGACGGACGGCGCGGGAATCGCACTGACCAGCCACGATGAGGCGTTCGACCGCGACGGCGTAACTTACGCCACGGCTCCCGGGATGATGCCCGCCTCCATTACGCGAAGTATCGGGCTCAATGCGGGAGCGGGTGAGGTGAGCGGCGCGTTGAGCTCGGACGCTATCGAGGAAAAGGATCTGGCGCTCGGCCGTTGGGACGGAGCTGGCATGCGCTTGTCGGCATTCGACTGGACCGACGCGGCGGGAGAACCGATCACTCTGCTTGCGGGGCAGATTGGCTCCGTCGCGCTCGACGGCGATTCATTTAGTGCCGACCTGCAGGGCGCGGCTGCAAGGCTCGACGATCCCGTTTGTCCGTCGACGTCCGCAGAGTGCCGGGCGCAGTTCGGCGACAGGCAATGCCGCGTCGACCTGGCGGGCAGGACGATGCGCGCCACGGTCGTCGAAACCAACGGCTCAGGTTTGACCGTCGATCAGTCGGTCGACGAGCGATACGTGCTCGGGCGTTTGCGGTTCATGAGTGGTGACAATTGCGGCCTGACGAGCGTCGTCCTTTCTGCAGTGGGGTCGACCTTGCAGTTGCGCGACCTGCCGCGGGGCACAGTGCAGCCGGGCTGCCGCGTGGAACTGCACGAAGGCTGTGACAAGCGGTTCGAAACCTGCGTCTCGCGGTTCGGGAACGCGGTCAATTTCCGCGGCGAACCGCATCTGCCTGGCAATGATCTTCTGACCCGCTATCCCGGAGCATAACTCGATGCTCATCGATTTCGCGGCGCGCGCGCAGGCGCTCGTCGGCACCCCGTTCCGTGCACAGGGCAGGGGCGTCGCAGGACTTGACTGCGTCGGCGTAGCGATTGTGACGTTCGGCGTTCCAGCGGATGCCGTCCGACGCAATTACCGTCTGCGCGGCAATCATCTTCGTGAGTTGCGTGAGCGTCTTAACCTGCTGTTCCGACGCGTTCCACGGACGCAATTGCGTGCTGGCGATCTGATGCTGCTCGCGCCGGCTTCGGACCAGCTGCACCTCGCCGTTCGTACACCCGCGGGGTTCGTCCACGCACATGCGGGAATCCGCCGGGTCGTGGAGACGCCTGGCACGCCGGACTGGCCGGTTCTCGCCGTCTATCGCCGTCGCAGGAGCAAGTGAGCCTTGGCAACGCTTGTCCTCAGCACGGTCGGCACTGCGCTCGGCGGCCCGGTCGGAAGTGCGATCGGTGCGTTGATCGGGCAGTCGATCGACCAGGAGCTCCTCGCGCCTGCGAGCCGTGGCCCGCGGGTCGGCGACCTCACCGTCCAGAGCTCGAGCTACGGCACGCAAATCCCGCGGGTCTATGGAACGATGCGCGTCGGCGGCAGCGTCGTCTGGTCGACGGACCTGGTCGAGCACGCGCAGACGGACGGTGCCAAGGGTCAACCCGACCTAACCTACACTTACTCGGTGTCCTTTGCCGTCGCGCTCTCGTCACGGCGCGCTTCTTCGATCGGGAGGATCTGGGCCGACGGCAACCTGTTGCGGGGCGCAGCGGGAGACCTCAAGGTCCCGACCACGCTTCGTTTCTACGATGGTGATGACGATCAGCTCGTCGATCCACTCATATCTTCGATTGAAGGCATGGCGAACACCCCGGCGTACCGCGGGCTTACGCTCGCAGTGTTCGAAGATCTGCAACTCGCCAGCTTCGGCAACAGAATCCCTGTTCTTACTTTCGAACTGATCGGCGACGATGCGCCTCCGGCTCTCGGCTCGATATTGAATGACGCATCGCATGGGCTGATCTGCGCACATTCGGGCGACGTTCTCGTCGGATTTGCCGCCTACGGCCGCTCCATCCGTGATGCTGCTCAGCCGATCGTCGACGCATACGCCCTCACGCTGTTCGATGATGGCGAGGTGCTTCGAGAGCCGAGTTCCGGCGCGACGCCCACCCGGATCGCTGCTAGCGAGTTCGGGAACAGCGCCGACCAGCAATCGCAGCCTCGCTTGCAGCGGCGGCAGGCGCCCAGCGGCAGCCTCCCCGCATCGATGCGCCTTAAGTATTACGATCCCGCACGCGACTTCCAGGCAGGAGAGGCAAGGGCCTCGGCATCTGAGCAGACCGGCACCGAAGTGCAGCAGGACCTTGCGGCTGCGCTGGACGCGGGAAGCGCAAAGACGCTCTCGCAAGCGATGCTGGCGCGAAGCTGGGCCGCTCGTGACCAGCTTACGCTCCGGCTGCCACCCAAACGCATGGAGCTGGAGCCCGGGGCCGTTGTGACCTTGCCCCTCTGCCCAACCTCTTGGACCGTGGACCAGCTAACCGTCGACGGATTTGTGGCGGTTGCCGAGCTTTCGCCAGCCACTGTCTCTTCCGTCCAAATTGCTGGCGATTCGGGCCGCGTCAGTGCGAATCCCGACGTGGTCGCTGGACCGCTGACCGTGGCATTGATCGACGCGCCCGACGTGCTTGGACTGGGAAGCCAGACTCCGACCGTCCTGCTGGCGGCAAGCAGTCCGACGAACGGCTGGAAGAGCCAATCCGTCGAGGTGTCATTCGGCGGTCAGACCGTCGTCACCTCCTCTTCGCGTATCAAAAGCGTTCTCGGAACTGCGCTGACGGCGCTGCCGGGCGGGTCAACCGAGCTGATAGACGAGCTGAGCAGCGTTGATGTGAGGCTGGTCGATCCTGACCAATGGCTGACGAGCTGCGATGATCAGGCGCTTGCCGCCGGCGAGAACGTCGCGGTGCTCGGCACGGAGATGCTGCAGTTCGGGGAGGTCACGCCGCTAAGCAATGGATGCTTCCGTCTGAGCCGTTTCGCGCGCGGCCGCGGCGGGACGGAATGGGCGACCGGCACGCATGTCGCCGGAGAAATCTTCTGTCTGCTGAAAGCCGGAACTTTGCAGGCAATTCCGCTACCGGTCTGGAGCATCGGTGGGACAATCGATGCGACAGCAGGAGCTGTCAGCAGCTCTCTGGGCTTCTCTGCAGAGTGCGTCCGGCCGCTGTCCCCGGTGGACGTTTCCGCAGAGCTTCAGTCGTCGGGAGCGCTCCAGCTGAACTGGGTCCGGCGTAGCCGCGCAGGCCTGGCCTGGATCGATCAAATCGACGCGCCGCTGGGAGAAAGCAGCGAGCGATACAGCGTGGTGATCACCGGGAGTGGGGCGGCGATCGAGCGCACGTCCGTAGAGCCGAACCTTACTGTCGAGGCCGATGTGGTGGTATCGATCGGCGCTGGCGAGGCGATAGTAGAAGTGCGTCAGATCGGCGACTTCGGGATGTCGCGGCCGGCCCAAATCACAATCAATCTGTAACAGGAGCAGCGATGAGCGGCACAGCCCGTTTCGACTTTCCGCTTTTGAATGCCGGTCAGGCGCAAAAGGAAATGACGGTCAATGAAAGCTTTCAGGCACTGGATCTTTTGGTCGCAGCTGCCGTCGAGCAGGAGGCGCTTGCCGATCCGCCGCCATCGCCGACACTCGGTAGCTGTTACATCGTGGGCTCATCTCCGACCGGCGAATGGGCAGGAAAGACACAAAGTGTGGCCGGTTACACCAGCGGCGGGTGGCGCTTCGTCGCGCCGCTAGAAGGACTTAGCGCCTATGTGAAGTCGATCGGTCAGTTCGTGACGTACAGGGCTGGGGTGTGGGAAACCGGCGTTTTGCGGGGTTCAAGCGTGGTCATTGGCGGCGACCAGGTCGTTGGCAGCAGGGCACCCGCTATTCGCGATCCAACCGGCGGTTCGACCACCGACGCAGAAGCCCGAACCGCGATCGAAGCGATCTTGGGAGCGCTGCGCCAGCACGGACTAATCGCGGCCTGAACCGTCCGGCAGCCGACGTTTTTTCCTCCGCGACCCTGCGGACTGAGGCTTTTCGGCAACAGCGAGAGGCATTCGGAATCTTGCGCGGCACACGGTGCTCTCATAATGTGTCGCCTGCGCTTCAATACTAGAACGCATGTGAAAGGGGACAATTATGCGCAAGCTGGCCATTACGGTGGCGCTCGCATCGACTGCACTCGCGACCCCCGCGGTCGCGCGGGACCACTCAATGTACGTGGGTCTCGAAGGCGGTGCGATGTGGGTCGAAGACTCGCCGTTCGGCATCACCGACAACCAGACGAACCCGCAGTACACGCTCGACCATAAGACCGGTTACGACATCGACGGCGTCGCCGGTTACGATTTCGGCGCGGTGCGGCTCGAGGCTGAACTCGGCTATAAGCATGCCGCGATCGACAGCGCGAACACCCTCGACACTACGTTCTTCGCCAGCGGCCATGCGAACGTGCTTTCGTTGATGGGCAATGCGCTCCTCGATTTTGGTGACGAGAATGGCCTCAGCGGTTACGCCGGTGTCGGCGTCGGCATGGCACGGGCAACTTACGATTTCTCGGCGCCGGTGCTGACCCCTTACACGGGCGTCACTCACTTCCATGATTCCGATAGCAAGCTTGCTTATCAAGCGATCCTCGGCGTCCGGTACGCGATCACGCCGAACATCGACCTCGGCCTGAAGTATCGCTTCTTCACGGTGTCGCGTCTGAACCTCAACGATACGTTCACCACGGTGAACGGCGCGACTCCGATCAACGTTCCGAAGGCGCGGTTCCGCTCGCACAGCTTGCTCGCGAGCGTGATCTACAACTTCTGGGCTCCGCCGCCGCCTCCGCCGCCTCCGCCGCCGCCTCCGCCGCCTCCGCCGCCACCTCCGGCGACGCAGACGTGCCCGGACGGGTCGGTGATCCCGGCTACGGCAACGTGCCCGGCGCCTCCGCCTCCGCCTCCGCCGCCGCCTCCGGCGCCAGAG